CCCTGATCGCGCGCATGCAGGCGCGTGTCGTGTTCGATCCAATCGACGAGGGCGCGGAGCTGGCCGTGCGCGAGGTCGCCGCCCGCGTCGCGATGGCGGTCCACATGCAGACGTGGGATCTGCCGATCACGCCCGGCAAGGTGGTGCAGGTCGCGGAGGATCCGTTTCGGCCCCAGCTCGATACCTATTGCGTGTGGCTTGTCGAATGGACGCACGAATTCGGACTCGGCATGGAGTTGGACGAGATCCCGGACGGACCGGCGATCCTGTGGGGTGTCGATCCAGACACCGGTTCCGGTAGCGAAGGGCAGTATTGGGATCCAGCTGACGGACAGGAGGCGGGCACATGAGCGATTACGAGCTGGGCGAGATCGATCGCCGCATGGCGTGCATGGTGCAGCACGGGACCATCGAGTCGGTTAGCTACAAGCCGCCGATGTGCCGTGTGCGCATCGGCGACTGGATCAGCGACTGGATGCCGTGGAAGACGTCCGCGGCCGGGGTGGTGCGGTTCTGGCGTCCGCCGTCTGCCGGCGAGCAGGCGACGATGTTCGCGCCGTCGGGCGATTTGCCGGGCGCGTACGCGATTCCCGGCTATTACTCGGACCAGCACGGCGGCTCGGGGCGGAGCAGCCCGACTGAAACCGCGTGGGACTACCCGGACGGCGCGTCCGCAGTGTACGACCACGGAAGCCACGAGTACCGGGTCGATGTGCCTGCCGGCGGCCGGATCGTGTTTCGCATCGGCGGCACCGAGCTGGAGCTGCGTGCGGACGGCGTCACGCTGCGCACGGAGCAGCTGCTCGGCGATATCCCGGATTCGACGTTCACCGGGAACACGACGACGGAGAAGCTGCTGACGTTCAACGGCGGGATGCAAGGCAAGGGCGGCGCTGCTGGCGGCCCGGCTGTCCAGGTGAACGGCGGTGCCCGCTATACGGGCGACGTCGAGATCGGCGGCAAGTCGTTCCTGAGGCATTCGCACAGGGAGCAGGGCGACGGCGCTCCGGTGTCGCCGCCGCTGTAACGCATACGTTTGCAAAGTTACTTGGCCCCGCTTCGGCGGGGCTTTGCTTTTGAGGGAGCCATTATGGGAAAAGACACTCCGCAGGCTGTTGCTCGATCTGTTCCGGTTAGAGCAACCTATCTCGATACGCAGTTTCGCAGCCGCGTGATCGTGTTTCCGGACGGCGAGGTATTGCATGTCGTCTCTGGCGAGGCGATTGCAAAAACCGCTGCACATGTCGAATACCTCGACGCGCATCCGGACTTCAAGCGCCTCGAGGAACACGGATGAGCAAGTCGGGAGCGCTCGTCGGCATGGACCGTCGGACTGGAGCCCCGATCAGCGGCATCGCGCATCTGAAGCAGAGCCTTGGCGACATCCTCGGCACGCGCAAGGGGAGCCGCCGCGAGCGACCCGACTACGGATCGGACATCCCGCTCATGGTCGACCTGCCTATTACGCGCGGGTGGGTATCCGCCGCGCAGGCGGAGGCCGCGCGGGCGATCGGACGGTGGGAGCCGCGTATCAAGCTCGCGCAGATCAAGGTGCTGTCCGTCGTTGAGGGGAAAGTGACCTTCGCGATTCGCGGAGAGTACGACGGCGCGGCTGTTGAAATCGAGGTACCAACATGACAATCATCGACCTCGCTTCTTTGGACCCACCCGATTTGGTCGACGTCCTCGACTTCGAGGCGGCGTACCAGATGAAGCTCGAGTTTTTCAAATCGATCTATCCGGATTGGACCGCTGCGCTGGAGTCGGATCCGATCGTGAAGCTGATCGAGCTGGCGGCGTACGACGAGATCCGGGCCGCAGCGCGCGTGAATGACGCCGCGCGAGCGATGATGCTCGCGTTCTCGACGGGGGCGGACCTGGAGCATCTGGCGGCGTTGCTCGACACCCAGCGGGCCGTCGCCGATCCGGGCGACCCGAATGCCGATCCGCCCGTTTCACCGCAGTTGGAGTCCGACGAGCGGCTGAAGCTTCGCGCGCAGATGTCGATGGAGCGGGCGACCGTTGCAGGTCCGTCTGCTTCGTATCGCGCCTTGGCGATGGGGGCGTCGGCAGATGTGCTCGACGTTGCTGTCGACCGGCCCGAACCGGGGACGGTGCGACTCACGGTGATGTCGGCAAAGGGTGACGGTGTACCTGATACAGCGCTGTTGGATCTCGTGCGAGCAGCAGTGACGCCCGAGACGGTGCGCCCGCTCAACGATACGGTGCTGGTCGAGCCAGCCATCAAGATCGAGTATTCGATCGACGCGACGATCCATGTCGGCAGCGGGCCGGATCCGGACATCGTGCTGACTGCGCGACGCAAGGTGCTGGATCGGGTCGTAGCAAGGTCGCGGCGGCTGCGCGCCGGCATGCCGCGCTCGGCCATCGAGGGAGCGCTGCACGCGCCGGATAGCGGCGTGACGGGACTCGATCTCGCTGCACCCCTTTCCAACGTCGTGTGCGGTCCCCGCGAGTTTGCGCACTGCAAGGCCATCCAGCTCGATACGAAGGTCGACGATGCGTGAACCATTACTTCCGGCAAATCAGACGCCGCTCGAGGCGGCGCTGGCAAAGGTGCTGCGGCCGAGCGTCGACGTCGAGATCCTGCGCACGTTGTGGGACGTAGATCGTTGTCCGGTCGCGTGGTTGCCCTGGCTTGCGTGGGCGCTTGCTGTCGATGGATGGGAGCTGGCCGAGTCGGAAGACGCGCGGCGAGCGCTGATCAAGGGATCGATGGCGTTGCATCGGAAAAAGGGAACGCCGTGGGCGGTGCGTGAAGTGATTCGTCGGCTCGGCTTCGGCGAGGTCACGATCATCGAAGGGCGTAGCGGCCGTATCCGTGACGGATCGATCATTCGAAACGGGGATCAGCTGCACGGCAAGGCGAGCGCGTGGGCTGAGTACATCGTGAAACTCGGTGCGCCGATCACGCGCGATCAGGCGGACAAGCTGTGGCAGGCGATCGAGCGCTATGCGCCAGCGCGCAGCAAGCTTGCGGTGCTGGACTACACGGCCGTACCGATCCGCCATAACGGCGTTGCGCAACGTAACGGGCAGTACACAAGAGGGAGCATTGAAACATGACGAATCTCGTTGAATTCGATAAATGGGAAGACGGGATCTATCAGCTTGAGACTTCGGATCCGGTACAGGGAGGTCCGGAAGGCGTTGATAACCTGCAGGCGAAGCAGTTGGCGAACCGGACGCGGTACCTGAAAAAGCAGATCGAAGCGGGCCAAAGCAACTTGGATGCGCATGCGAAAGCAGCCGACCCGCATTCGCAATACGCAACGAAAGCGGATCTCGCTCAGAAGTTGGCCGACCTCGTCGATCAATCGCCCGAGGCGCTCAACACGCTGAAGGAGTTGGCGGACGCGATGGGGAATGATCCGAACTTCGCGACGACCGTCATGAATGACCTTGCGAAGAGGGCGACGATCGAATCGCCGGTTTTCACGGGCACGCCGAAGGGACCAACGTCGCAGCAATTCGACAGCAGCACGAAGCTTGCGACGACGGCGTTTGTTCAGCGTGCGCTTGGTAGCTTCCAAACGTCGGTCAACCTGCCGGTCGGAAGCACGAATGGAGCGGCTGCTGACATCGGCAAGTACTTCACGCAACAGGCGGCCGCCGCCGCGACGTACGCGCTTCCGTCGACCGAAGGATTGCCGCAGGGCGCGGCAATTGCATTCAAGGTCACCTCAAATTTTCCGTTGACGATTTCGTGCAATGGAGGGGACCTGATCAGCGCGAACGGCCAGACGGTGTCGAGCTTGACCCTAGGCACGGGCGATGACGTGATTCTTGTCTGCCCGCAGAAAGGGTACTGGTTCGCATCCGGCTCTGCGGTCGTGGGGCAGTCAAGCAAATTCGCTGCGTTGCTCACTACAAACGGCTATCAGAAGCTGCCGAGCGGGCTGATTGTCCAATGGGGGAGGCTGGAGGTTGCGATCGGCGCAAGTGCCTCGGCGAATCAGTTGTTTCCGGCCGCCTTCCCAAAAGCAGTCCTTTCTGTGACGGGAATCCCCATTCAGACATCGGTATGGACGGCGACAAGACCAAGCGTCGGCCTCGATGCAAACAAAAGCATGCTGACCGTGTGGAATAACTCCTCAGACTCGGTAACGCCGTACATCTGGTGGATCGCAATCGGATACTAAAGGAATCGGGCTCATGGGCCAAAAACAAGCAGCATACGATTCGAATGGCAACATTGTGGCGTTCCACGACAGCGCGGACTGCCCGGCCCCGCATGGGGTATCTGTCATCGACATCAGCGACGAGCGGTGGCTCGATCTCATCAATGCGCAGTCGACCGGCAAGCGCCTTGTCGTCAACGGCGCCAGCGAGGCAGTCGCACTCGATCCTCTGCCGCCGACGCGAGCAGAGATCGCCAGCGCCAAGCGTGCGCAGCGCGACACGGCGCTTGGTGCGACTGACTGGCTTGTCGCTCGTCATCAAGACGAAAAGTTACTTGGCAACGGGACGACGCTGACAGCCGACCAGTTCGTGATGTTGCTCGGCTATCGGCAGTCGCTGCGGGAGTGCAGCGCGATGCCGAACTGGCCCGATGTGACGCTGCCGTCGCCGCCGCCGTTCGTAAGCGAACTGGATATCGCGTCTGCGTGACGCCCACTTTCGATCAATAGCAATGCAGGGCCGCTCGATGAGCGGCCCTTTTTCTTGTGGCTTTCTCGGAGATCTGAATGGCTGCTACATCCTTCTATCACGGCGTCACGACCGTGCTGGTCGACACCGGCCCGCGCACGATCGCGGTGCCGTCGACGTCCGTCGTCGGCGTCGTCGATACGTACACGCCCGGCGCGGGGCTCGTCGCACCGAATGTGCCGGTGCGCATCACGAGCGAATACGACGCGGTCGCCGCGTTCGGCGAGACGAGCGCGATCACGCGCTCGATCCAGGGCATCTACAAGCAGAGCAAGACGGTGATGGTCGCCGTCGGCGTCGCAACCGATCAGGACGATGCCAAGCTGACGTCCGCGGTGATCGGTGGCGTGACGGCGGGCGGTGCACGTACGGGCATGCAGGCGTTGCTCGACGGCAAGTCGCTGTTCGACCTCAAGCCGCGTCTGCTGATCGCGCCTGGTCACACGGCCAAGCAACCGGTCGCCACGGCGGCCGATTCGCTCGCCGCGAAGCTGCGGGCGATCGCGATCATCGACGGCCCGAACACAACCGACGAGGCGGCGATCGCATACGCGAAGAACTTCGGCAGCAAGCGCCTGTACATGGTCGATCCCGGCGTGCGGTATTGGGACACGGCGGCGAACGCCGATGTCGACGCACCGGCATCGGCATACGCGGCCGGCCTGTTCTGCCAGACCGACGCGGCGATCGGCTTCTGGGCGTCGCCCTCGAACAAGGAGATCGTCGGGATCAGCGGCACGAAGCGCCCGATCGAGTTTCTCGACGGCGACGAGACGTGCCGGGCAAACCTGCTGAACAACTCGTTCATCACGACGATCATTCGCGACGGTGGCTATCGGCTGTGGGGCAACCGCACGCTGTCGGCCGATCCGAAGTGGTCGTTCGTGACGCGCGTTCGCACGCTCGACATCGTCATGGATGCCGTGCAGGCCGGTCACAAATGGGCGGTCGATCGCGGCATCACGGCGACGTACGTCAAGGACGTGACCGAGGGGCTGCAGGCGTTCATGCGCGATCTGCGCGCGCAGGGGGCGATCATCAATTTCGAGGTCTACCCGGATCCGAAGCTCAACTCGGCATCGCAACTCGAGCAGGGCAAGGTGTACTGGAATATCCGGTTCACCGACGTTCCGCCGGCCGAAAACCCGAACTTCCGATTCGAGGTCACGAACCAGTGGCTGACGGAAGTTCTCGACACCCAATCGTAGGAGGTGAAACGTGGTTCCGGAAACACTCAACAACATGGCGCTGTACGTCGACGGTCGGGGCTTTGCCGGTCGCTCGACCGAAGTCAGCCCGCCGAAGCTGAAGCTCAAGACGGAGGACTATCGCGCGGGCGGGATGGATGCGCCGACCAAGGTCGATCAGGGGATGGAGGCGCTGCAAGCCGGCTTCACGATGGGGAGCATCGAGCGCGACGTGCTGAAGTTTTTCGGACTGGCCGATCAGAGCGCGTTCAACGGCACGTTTCGGGGCGCGTTCCGCGACACGAAGGGCAAGGTGAAGGCAGTCGCGATGGTCATGCGCGGGATGCTGTCCGAATTCGATCCCGGTAGCTGGAAGCCGGGCTCAATGTCGGAAGTCAAGTACACGGCGGAGCTGACGTACTACAAGATGGAAATCGACGGCGCGGTAATTCACGAGATCGATGTGCTCGGGATGACCCGCGTGATCGACGGCGTCGACCAGCTCGCGGACGTGCGCAAAGCGCTCGGCATGTGACGCAAGCCAGCGCGGCAGGCAAAGTTACTTTTCAACCCATAACGGGGCGGCCAGGTGGTCGCCCCGCTTCATTTGAGGCACACGATGGAAACGACCAAGATCAAGCTGCGGTATCCGGTCAAATTCGACGGCGTCATCCGCGACGAGCTGGTGATGCGCCGACCGAAGGTGCGCGATGTGCGGAGCGCCAGCAAGCAGGCAGGCGACGATGAAGAGCAACAGGAAATCATCCTGTTCGCGCTGCTCGCGGAGGTGGCTCCCGACGACATGGAAGCGATGGACATGGCCGATTACGAGGCTATGCAGCGTGCGTACAGCTCCTTTCGATCCGCTCGTCCGGCTTCCAATCGCGACCGTGAAGGCGCTGGCAAAACGGATGATGCGGGAGTGCGGAGTGACGCCGCAGTCGGTTGACGACATGACGCTCGACGATGTGGTGTGGTGGTTGACGGATTGAGTAGGGATTGAGCGGAGGCCGACATGGCACGGGATATTGGACTTGGCATCGTGATTGGCGGTGCCGTGTCGGCGACGCTCGGCAGGGCGGTCGCTGACACAAGCTCGAGGATCGCAGGCTTGCGCAGGGCTGCGGGCGAGCGCGGCATGTGGCAACGGCAGATCGGCGAGACCATCAGGCTGCAGGCCGAGTTTCGTCGGCTGCACCTGGCCGGCGACAGCGCAGCCGAAGGGATCCGGCGCAGGCTGGAAACGAACCTGAGCGCGCTGCGCGCTGCCGGGTTCGAGGTGGATCGGCTCGATCGCGCATACGCGCGCCTCGGTCGCACGATTCGCGGGCTGGAGCTGCGCGCGCGCGGTCATGAACGGGTTAATGCGGGTATGGATGGCATGCGCAATGCCGCCGCTGACTCGGTGAAGCTCGGGGCGGCCGTCGCATTGCCGGCCGTTGTGTCTGCGCAGTATCAGGCAATCATCCGCGATATCGCGATCAAGGCGGGCATCGCACGCACGGAGCAGGAAGACGCGATGTCGGAACGGATCCGACGCGACGCGGTGGCGAACGGGATGAAGCGCAACGAGTTGGCCGATGCGGTGAATCAGATGGTCGCGGGCGGGATGGACGTCGACCGTGCGCTCAACTTCGGGCCGGCGGTCGCCAAGTTCTCGATCGGTCAGGGCGCGACGAGCGTCGAGACTGCTCAGATGATCCAGGCGCTGCAGCAAAACGCCAACATCACCGATCCCAAGGCGATGATGAAGGCGCTCGAGGCGATCGCGTACCTGGGCAAGGAAGGCTCGTTCGAATCCGTCGACATGGCCCGCTGGTTTCCGGTGCTGTTGGCGGAAATGAAGAAGCTCGGGATCACGGGGCAGGACTCCGTGACGCAGCTCGGCGCGATGCTGCAGGTCCAGATGAAGACGGCCGGCAACGCTGACGAGGCGGCGAACAATCTGAAGAACTGGCTTTCGAAGATCGGTTCGGGCGAGACCGATCGGAATTACGAGAAAGTCGGCGTCAACTACCAAGCGAAGATGAAGGAGGCGATCAACAAGGGTTGGTCGACGATGGAAGCATCGTTCGTCCTCGCGCGAGCGTACATCGAGCGTGTCGATCCGGCGAAGGCTAAGCAGCTGGCGGTTGCCGCGAAGCAGATCAACGCGGAGCTGGATCCGGTGAAGCGGCAGGCTCAGATGCGCGCCTTCGAAGAAACGATGAAGACCGGCGATCTGTTCACCGACATGCAGGTCAAGGCAGCGCTGACCGCCTACATGCAGAACGCGGCGCTGTATCAGAACCTGAAGAACAACGCGGTGCAGGCCAGCGGCGAAATCGAGAAGGATCTCGCGGATCGTCGTGCGACGTCGAAGCAGATCTGGAGCGAGGTGCTGCAGCAGTGGGACGACGCGATGCGCAGCATCGGCGACTCATTGCGGCCGATCACGGATCTCGTCGGCAAGGGGGCAAAAAAGGCGGGCAAGGCGGTGCAGGACGCATCGGATTCGTCGCCGAAAGCTGCGGCGGCAGTGGCGAGTGTCATCGGCGCCGCAGTTGCGTATCGCGGAGCGCGCGCGACGTGGAATATCGGTCGCGGGCTGTTCGACATGGTGCGTGGGCGCTGGCTCTCGCGGGGTAGCAGGGTGCGGCCCGGTGGTGGCGGAGCGGGGAGCGGAGGCGGCGGTCCGGGGTTCGATCCGCTGGGCGGGGCGGGTGGAGGCGTCCAGCGCGTGTTTGTCGTCAACTTTCCGGGCGGCGGAGGGCCGGGCGGTCCGGGAGATTTTGGCGGTGGCGGTCCCGGAGGTGGTCCTGGGGGTGGGCCGCCGGGTCCGCCACCGCCTCCTCCTCGTGGCCGGTGGGGTCGCGCACTCGCGGCGCTACGTCGCGTCGCCGGACGCATTGCGCCGTACGCCGGGAAGATCGCCATTGCCGCGACCCTGCTGAAGATCGGACTTGCCGCGAAGAACGCGTATGCGGTTGCGCAGGGCGACGATACGACCGCACACAAGGTCGAGGGGTACGCGGGCATCGGTGGCAGTTTGGCGGGCGGTTTTGCCGGCGCGAAGGCTGGGGGCGCACTCGGGGCAGTCGTTGGCGGGCCGATCGGCGCAGCGGTTGGCGGTGTCGTGGGCGGCGTAATCGGCACGTTCGCCGGGCAAAAGCTGTTTGCCGGCCTTGCGCGGTGGACGATGGGGAAGAAGGACGAGGATAGCGACGCCGCCAAGGCGGCAGCGAAGGCGGCGGCAGCAGCGAATCCGGATTCGCCGCAGGCACGGCCGTTCAAGGTGGACCAGCAGAATCAGTTCGCGCCGGTATTCAACATCAAGGTGGAAGGTGTTGCCGACGCTCAGATCGCGGACAAGTTGCTCGCGCAGCTCAGCCCGCAGCTCCAGCGATCCATGTCGGAATCGCTCGAGAAGAGCAATCGGTCGGCGATGTTCGACGCGCCGCATTTGTAAGGGGAGATCGCATGGATTTTGTTTCGAGCGTCACGCAGGCGGCCACG